GATGAGATTTGGAACGATTATGTAAAAACAGGAAAAGTAAAAGGGTTTTCAATTGATGCTCTTATGCCAATAAAAGAAATAAATTTAAATTCAAATAATATGTACGACGACATTTTAAAAGCTATCAAAGACGGTTTTGCAAAACTGACATTGAATAAAGACGACGACAAACCAGACAAAAACATCAAACTTGCAATGATTAAGTCGGGTGAAATTGAAATACATTTCGAGGGCGATGCCCTTGAGGTTGGAGGCGCAGTATGGACCATGGGCGAGGAGGATATGAAAGTTGCATTACCTCCGGGAGATTACCCACTTGATGAGGGCAAGGTATTAGTTGTTACAGAGGAGGGAATTGTTGCAGAAGTTAAGGCGGCATCAGACGAAGGCGAGGAGTTGGATAAAGAAGGAGCAACCGATAATAAAATTGCGGATGAGATTTCAAACGCGATCAAATCCGTTCTAATCAAATACAATAAGGATGTTGAGGAAATGATCGAAGCAAAACTAAAACCCTTGCAAGATGAAAACAAAAGATTAAGTGACGAATTAGTCGAATTATCAAAAGAACCAGCAGGCAAGAAAGCAGGACCAAAAGGAGTGCAACAAGTGGCGGTGGTTGAACTAACTAAGCAAGGCCGTATGTTGCAAGTAATGAGAGAAAATCAAAATTAATATTAAATAAATAGAAAATGAGCGAGTTTATTGCATACAGAGATTTAAAAGCCAAAACGGAATATAAATCTATTTCAGCGGACACAACCCTTACGGCGTCTGAGTCAGGAAAAAGCATCCTTTTAGACGGAATTGGAGAGGATATTACACTACCCGGAGTTAAAGCGGGATTGAATTACAAATTTATTTGTACGGTGACTGCGGTCACAACAGATTGGACTATTACGGCCGCAACCGCCGTAATTCAAGGCTCGGCAGAAGTGGCCGGAGCAGTAGTGGCGGCGGCAGACGAGTCATTGATAACTCTCGTAGTCGCTAAATTTTTACCCGGTGATTGGGTGGAATTAGAGAGCGATGGAACCAATTGGTATGTAAAAGCAGAAATTGTGACTGCGGCCGGGCTCACATTCACAGCACCTTAATAGTAAATAATTAATTTAAATATATAAAAATGGCACACACACAAACAACATCGAGCAACTATGTCGGCACCGTTGCCGGCGAGATTATCGGGGCGGCATTTAAGGAGGCGGACACTCTTAGATTAAATCTATTAACCGTTGCTGAGAATGTTAACCATAAATTGAACTTGCGCAAAATTGCGTACTCTGATGGGACCACAGATTACTCTTGTGGTTTCACACCAACCGGAGCAACAACTCTAAGTGAGAAACAGATCACACCGGAAAAAGTAAAAAATCAATTCCAGGTTTGTAAGGAGGAATATCGTCAAACTTGGTCAGAGCCAAGTATGGGAGCCTCGGCATCAAACCCAAACGCACCCGCTGATATAATGGAGGCAATTCAGGTTGAGGTGTTATCATCTCAAGCGGAAAAACTCGACACAGACATTTGGACTGGCCTGGCGGCAACCGATGGCGAGTTCTCGGGCTATATTGAGCAATTTACAGCCGATGCCGCAATTATAAAAGACGGTAACGGAGTAACGGGACCCGGCCACTCAGTAAGTGAGTCAACGGTGCAGGCGGATCTTAAACTTGCATTAGCGGCCATTCCGGTTGCATTAAGACGAAAGGAATTAGTTGTTGCTGTCAGCCCGGATGTATTTCAGGCGTACAATTTCAAAATGATTTCTTTGGGCCAGGCAAATGACGGAACCTCAGAACCAAAACAAGCACGTTTCGGACGTTATATGTTAACAGAGGTCAACGGATTACCAGACGACACGATAATTGTTTATGATAAGAAAAACATGGTATTTGCAACAGGATTGCAGGGTGATCATAATACCTTGGAATTGAATGATGAGGACACTATCGGATTACAGACAGGAATGATTCGAGGAACCGTTGTTTATAACGCGGGAGTTGGGTATTATAACTCAGCCGAGATTGTTTGGTTATTGTTAACCACATAAAATAACGGGGGGCTGTAACACCTCCCTTAAACATATAAAATATGGCGTGTGATATATCAGCAAGTCGAACAGGATATGTATGTAAATCAAGTCTCGGAGGACATTCAAAAATATATCTTTACAACCAAATAGAGGACCCGTTTACGATAGTGGCGGGGGAGGCAACGGCAATTAACGCGGCGTTGACGGTGGTATATGAATATGAGGTTGAGGGGGACGGCGGGACACTCGTTGAAAATATGCCCTCAGACAGAAACACCGGGGCAACGGTTAACACTCAAACATTAACGGTAGTATTGAAAAAGATTGATGCAACTTCGTCGGCAGAATTAAATTTCTTAGCTTATGGATTCCCAGGAGCAGTAGTTAAAGACAGAAACGGGGTGTATCATGCTTTGGGGGTTGATGATGGGATTGACTTTACAGTTGAATCAAGTACGGGTGGAGCGAAAACAGACCTTAATGGCTTCACACTCACCGGGGTATCAACAACCGGAGCGTTATCTCCTAAACTAGACGCGGCGACGATAACAGCCTTTTTAGCATTATTACCTTAGTTTTTTGGATTATATTATTTTTTAAAACCCTTGTCTTTATTGGTAAGGGTTTTTTTGTGACAATAACAAGAGTTAATTGTTTTATAGACATGAAGATCTTAGATCCGGGAGGAAGTCCCTTTACAGTATCAATGATACCTCGCTTTTATCCGACGGGTGATTTGGTGTTCACAATCTTTAATGAATCAACAAGAACCTCCGAGGTGGTTGCAAACTCATACGTTGTTGAGAACGGATATTTAAAACTCACATTTACACACACCTTTACCAACAAAGACCGCTTTCAATACAAGATAACAGAAGGGGCGGTTATTGTATATCGAGGTAAGATTTTTGTCACCGATCAAGAAACTCAAGATTATAAAATAAACGACGGCTTGTATAGTTATGGATAAAAAACCAAATAAATCGGACACCCAAATACAATTTATTACGCTCAGTAATTATGTGCGCCCCCCGGTTGTTGAGAAACAATCCGATAAGTGGGTTTACAATGGTGTTAAAAATTCATTTTACCAATATATTTTAGACCGTTATAATGGATCTCCATCTAACGCATCAATAATAAATACCTATTGTGATTTGATTTACGGGCGGGGGCTTATGGCTACAAACGCAAGGGAAAACCTAAACGATTGGGTCAAGCTAAAGGGAATATTAAACCCTAAAGAATTAAAGAAGATAATCAAAGACTATACAATTTACAATGAAGCATCTTTACAAACCATAAAAACAAAAGGGGGCGATCTATCGACAATTACCCATATTGAAAAAAGAAACGTCTTGCCGAGTTTAATCGATGAGGACGGGGACATTCCCTCGTATTGGTATTCAATGGATTGGTTAAAATTCCGACAAGCGGCATTTGCGCCGGAGGAGTTCTCAACTTTTGGATCATCTAAGGATGCGGTTGAAATTTATGTTATTCGCCCCTATTCACCAGGTAAGATATATTTTACTGACCCCGATTATTTAAGTGGGTTAATGTATGCAGAAATGGAGGAGGAGATTGCCAATTTAAACATCTCCTCAATTCGCCAAGGTCTCTCGGCTGGTTATATTATCAATGTCCCCAACGGCATCAATTGGACCCCTGAGCAAAAGGAGTATTTTGAAAAAGCCATAAAAGCAAAATTAACAGGATCAACACAAGCATCGAGTTTCGTTATTTCATTCAATGGATTGGACGTTGAGGTTACAGTAACCCCTTTCCCCGTTAATGACCAAGTTCATAAACAATGGGAAACCCTTAATGATACGGCAACCCAAAAAATACTGACATCTCACCGATGTACATCTCCCTCGATTGTTGGTATTGTTTCCTCGAGTGGTTTCTCAAATACGGCCGATGAAATGGACACGGCTGAAAAACAACTCGTCAAAAGGGTAATAAAACCAAAGCAAGATGATATTATAAACGCATTGCAGGAGATATTAGTTTTTTATAACATTAACCTTGATCTTTATTTTGCACCTCTTACGGAGGATGTCACACCAACACAACTATCAGCACAGCACGGGGCGCAAAGTTCTATTGCTGATAAATTAATTAAGTTGGGTGAGGATTTCAGCGAGGACGATTGGATTCTAATTGCCGACGATGAGGTTAATTATGATACAGACGATGAGGTCTATGAACTTATAAAAATGGCCAACACCGGCACGGCCAGACCCAACGCAAAAAGCACCCAAGACTCCGACGACATTGTTATCCGTTATCGTTATGTAGGAAATAAAAGCCCACAAAGGGAATTTTGTCGTAAAATGATGTTAGCCGATAAAAGATACAGAAAAGAGGATATACTTTTAATGGGTGAGGATGGAGATACAAACAAAGGTTTTGGTATGGCCCCGTTTCCAAACAGAAAATACTCAATATGGTTATGGAAAGGAGGAGGCAAAAGGACAACAACTTTTCCAAATGGCACTTGTCGCCACAAATGGAATAGAGTTATATATTTAAAAAGAGGAGGAGGGGTTGATGTAAACAGTCCGCTTGCCAAACAAATAAGCACAATAAAATCAAGAGCGAGAGGGTATAAGGTTCCTGTAAATGATACACGGGTATCGATTGCTCCTCACGATATGAAAATATAAGATATGTCAATACTATTATTTATAACACCGGCGGAATTGGTTGAACAAACAGCGATAGGGGGGAATGTTGACCCGGACAAGTACACAATATCGGTATTAAACGCCCAAATACAGGTGATTGAACCGCTACTTGGCACAGAACTCTATGATAAGATAGTTGCGGATAAAACGGCGGACACTTTAGCGGGGGATTACTTAACACTTTTTACTGACTATGTACAGCCTATAACAAAAAATCAGGCAGTTGCAGAATATGTTGGTATTGCCTCTTTAATGTTAAATAACGAGGGGGTTTCAAAACACTTATCCGACACATCTATACAGGCCGAGGAATCAGAGATTGAGAAATTATCGAAAATGTACTCAAATGTCGCTCAAATGTATATAAATAGGTTTTTAAAGTGGATATGTAAAAATCCATTAGATGAATATAACCTAACACAAGACGAGGTTAATGCATCAAAAGACGTAACCACCAGGGCGGGTTGGTATATGTCGGGTGTTGTGCCTTTTAACGAAAATGACCTTGAAATATGAATTGTGATTTACAAACAAATATAGATAGATTAAAAAAATCAGCTCAAGGCGGGGTTGATACGGTCTATTTATTTGCTTTTTCAGACTATAATTTTAGTCAAATAACAACCGTTGAGCAAGAATTGACGGTTTTTCCGGCAACAACCCTGTATGATGTGTATAGCACGGTTACGAATTACACCGAAACCTCCGAACCAATAGGTGGAGACGTTGCTTGGAACCAAACATTAACCTTGCAATTCCCGAGAACCGCGAAAACAAGCCAAATATTTAAGCTGGCTGAAAAGGATTACAGGGCGATATACATTGACCGCATTGGGAATATACGGATATTGGGACTTTGGAACGGATTAGAGGGGGTTATTACCAATGAGACGGGTACGGAAAAACCGGAATTAAACGGGTATCGGGTCACTTTTTCAGGTCAAGAGGATAACCAAGCGTACTTTTTAAATGATATTGAGGACGTTGGGTTTATAATTAATACAATTACTAATTTTGTTTATATTGATGGGTGCAATTTGGTATTCATTAGTGGCGACAATTTCATTTTATTATAATGGCAGACGAGAACATTACACAACAAACGGAATTACAACAAGGCGGAGGCGACGATCTATTTTATGTTGGTTCTGAATTGGGCGTACAATCAGGAGCGACAGATTATAAACAAAAACGGTCAAACCTTGGATTTGTATCTGAGGAAGATTTGGTCGCGGGAAACGCCATTTTAGCCGGAGGAGTTATGTCTCTTGGTTCTATGGATTATTGGGTTTGGGCCACTAAATATATTATCAATAATGTTGTTTATACAATACCAATATCTGGGCAAGTAACATTATCAGATGGCGACGGGTCAAACGATCGAATAGATGTATTTTATATAGAAATAAGCACGTTGACATTCCCGGCAACTCCCTCGATTGGAGTTTCAGAGGGAACCCCGGCCGCAACACCGGTCAAACCAACATTAGATTTAACAGATCAAGTTGAGGTAACCTTTAGGCTGGTCCCACAATCTGAGACCTCGGACGGCACAACAACTGTTGAACTTATTTACGCGGAAAATACCGGAGCGGCGGCTGAGTGGAATAATTCAGACCTGCCTACGGGCGGTAATTTAGCCGATGCAACAGATCCTTACGCGGGGACTGTTTCGTGTACTATCCCCGCAATTACCGGGACCGATGCATTAGCTTGGACTGACACCGGAACACACACATTTGATTTAACGGCAAGACTTCAATTTGCTATGAGGGCGACGGGTTTCGGGTCTGACTCAAAAATACAAATCAAACTTATAAATTCAAGCTCGGCCGCATATTGGGTTAAAACACTTTCTTTAAGTGATTTTTTATCGGTTGGGTTTGTTTCAGATACGACGACCTGGCAATTAATACAATTAAGGTTTTCGGACTTTCAGGCAAGTTCAAAAAGCGAGACAGATTATGACCGGATTGAGTTTTCATTCACAGCAACACCGCAAGTTGAGTTGGATCGAATGGATATTCAAACTACAATAAACCAGCCGTTTATTGAGGAGGCGAGTGGTAATACATTACGATTTCACAGGAGGTTAACGGCGGCAGAGGTGAAAACATTGGGTACAACACCAATTACAATATTAAACAAACCTGGCAACGGAAAGGCAATATCTCTAATAAGATCCTTTGCTAAATTAAATTGGGGTTCGGTCGCATTTGATAATAATCCAATAAACTTAACAATAGATGGGAACGTTAGTATTTGGACTATAACCCCTTTTTTAAGTGCTACCGCAAAAACGACTAAAATATTCAGGGCTGCAACAAACGCCACAACAAACGCCGAAATAGAGGAAAATAAAGCATTATTAGTAGAGGGAACAGACTCAGCGGCTACAGGCAATAGTACGGTGGACCTATATATAACTTTTGAAATAGTAACATTATAAAATTAAATAAATAATTATGGCCACAAAAATATACGAGGACGGAACAACAAAAGAGTTAGTAATTTTAAGAGGTAGTGATGAAGACCGTTACCCCGCTTTTTCAGAACTTAAAAGAAAAAAAATAGGTAGCTCATCGTTAGAAATTAGATCAATAGCCTCAGACGCGGCTATACTAGATACAACCGCTTTTGGTGACTTGCAAGATTCAGGTGGAACTCCTTACGCGTCCTTTGCGGCACTTAAAACGGAAATGGATAAATATTTTGATGCCACCCTATAATGAGCAGGCGGAGGAAAACATTATTAGGCGGATTGTTGGTGGCGGCAACTGATTTTACAACCGATCTTGTTGCCTCTTGGCAATTAAGCGGAGATTATACAGACTATACTGGGAACCACGACGCAACAAAAACAGGGACGGTTAATTTTATAGCAGGGAAAGTTGATAATGCCGCTTTATTTGACGGATCTTCTGATTATTTAACAGTCACAGACCACGCAGATTTTTCATTTACAGACGGCAACGATGTTGCTTTTTCGATGGCTTGTTGGGTTAAATTTGATGTTGTACAAAATTGTGAGTTTATAAACAAAAGAAACCCGGCGGGCACAGGCAGGGAATGGATGTTCGATTATACGGGGACGGCTTATCGGTTATTGATAATGAGTTTAAGTGACACACCGAACAATAATATAAAAATAGAATACACAACAACACCTACAGTAGATGTATGGTATCATATAGTGGTTACTTACGATGGTTCTGAAACAAAAGAGGGTTTTACTATGTATGTAGATGGTGCTGATGTATCAGGAACACAATCAGAAGTGGGAACATATACAGGAATGACAGACGGAACATCTGATGTTATTATTGCGACTCGCGCCTGGGATGTAGCTAACGGAGAGCTGGACGGTGCGCTTGACGAAATGAAAGTTTACAAAGGAAGGGAATTAACAGCCGTAGAGGTATTAGAAATGTACACTTCGGAAAATGCAGGAACTTCTGTTTTACCACCATGAAGGACAATTAGCGATTTCAATGACCACATTGACGAGGCAGACAAGGCTAATATAAACGATAGTTCTGGCTTTTATGTTTGGGGTAATTCAGTAGTTAAACATACTGACGGTTTGTATTACTCATTTATTAATAAATGGCAAGACGGTGACGGTTTTGATGGATGGGTACATTATAACAGAATATATGTAAGTGATGGTGCGGCAAGTTCTTTGGGTCCGTTTTCGGGCTACACAGAAATAACAGAATTAAGGGGTCAGTCGTGGTGTGCTGATATGGTGTCGAACCAAAAGATATTTTACGAAGATGGTAAATATTATATGTTTTTTAACGGCACAAATTATTCATCTGTTTCATATCCTGTAATAGATAGCGAGGCAAGAGCAAATCAACAAGTCGGATTAGCGACAGCATTAAGTCCCAAAGGAACGTGGACCTTAGAAGCAACTAATCCTGTTCTTTCACCCAGACCAGGAGAATGGGATCAAAATATAATAAACAACCCGTCTGTATATAAAGACATAAACGGACTTTGGAGAATGGTTTATAAATCAGATTACTTTGCGGCAAAGGGAACCTTGAGAATGGGGGTTGCTACATCAGGCAATCTAATTACGTGGGGTGGCAGAACAGATGAACCGAACTTTAATTTGGATGGTGAAGCAGAAGATCCAGATGTATGGCAAGAAGGTGATAAGTGGTACGCAATAGCAAAAGCGTTTGACAGTACTTATACGCCGGTAGGAAATGGGTTGTTTTTAACATCTGATGATGGAATTACTTTTACTTTATCACCAAACCAGCCAGCATGGAACAGGACTATTTTTTGGACAGATGAAACAAGTGATGCCTATTCAAAAGAAGAAAGACCGTTTGTTTTAGTAGAAGATGGGTTTGGAATAACTTATTATGCGGCTATTTTAGGAGGCGTTAATAATTCGTTTAATATAGCAAGACCTTTAATATTTAAAGTTTAATGTAAAAAATTATGAAAAGATTATTACAAAGTTACAAGTTTTACGGAGCATTGTTTGGAACTGCGTCAGCTTTTGTTGGTGCTAAAGTTTTTGAACTTGACAGTACTGTTATTGCAATGGTTCTTGGGTTATGGGCCTCGGTAATTGCGGGCCAAGCGTGGAAAGATGCCGCAACCATTAAAGGGAATGTAGGGGGTGAATTACCGCCGGACGACGATGAACAATAGGTTTAAAAACACATTGTTGTTTTCGTGTTTCTTAATAGGGCAGATTCCTGTTATATTTTTTGGCATGAACGAGAGGTTAAATTTAGGGTTGTTTGTAGAACGATCAACGAGGATTGATTTTTTTATGCTTTATTATGCAAACGCAATATCATTCTTAATTTTAGCGGGAATGATACATTATCCAAAAGGAAT